CGCTGAAGGTGCTAATTCATCCGGCTTTAATGGTGATCGGTTTATTTGTTGCCTGTTTTGAGGTTTAGCCCCCGCCTTTAGCGCGTCCCTGAGCACCCTCACAGCCTCCGGGTCACTCCAGTCGATAACCCCGGCATCAATGAGATTTAGCACCGCTGCGGCTTGCTCAGACGGCGTAGGTGTCATATCCGTGGCGTTTCCGTTGGCAGGTAACCCACAGTTATTGACAGGACTCCGAGGCGCGGCGATGCCGCTTTTTAAAGTCAAAGACTCAACGGCAACGGCCTTTGGAACGATGCGCCATTCTGATGTACGGGTGATCCGAATGTGACCCGCGCCAAGATGTGGGGCGTAAATACCGACGACTCTCTCGATATCCTCTTCATACTCGTTAACCTCATCGGTCGTGGTGCGCGCAACCCTGACGGTCTGGTCATCACGCCTGACATTCGCGCCACCCTGTGCGGCAATATAGAAATCAAACTCACCCTCATCAGCAGCCGCGCGAGCCGCTTCAACACGCTCATCAAAATCGCTGGCAATACTGACGCCGCGAGGCAGTTTACGGAGCTCGCGATATGCGCCCATCGTCGGGATACCAATCGGTTTAAACTGAGGGATGCGCCATGTTGACGCCCATGCGGTGACCGCTGAGGCGGTATCTTTCAGGGGTTTGCCGGTGTCTTTATCGAGCTGGCCGTCGAGCGCATAACCATCGATATTTTTAGCGATGTACTTTGCGATATAGCCAGCCGCACCGCCTTTGTTGAGGTGTTTAGCCTCGAAGCGATTACGCACCGCTCCTCGCTCGTTACCGTCTTCCTTCATCGCATAGCGACGCATAATGTCGATAATCTGCTTACGCTGGCTGCGTTTGCAAAACAACATCATATGCCAGTGGGGAGTTGCATCGTGATGAGGCTCAACAACGCGCATCCCGTACACCTGCAAATCATTATCTTTGAATGCCGTGCGCATTTTGCTCCAGATGCCGCATAAATAGCGCTGACCATCCTTCGGCGTGTACGCCTCATCATTCCAGCCGTGATTAAGCTGAACGGTTTTATTCTCACCTTTTCCAACCTGACGGGTCGGGTGATATTTTGACGGCGTGGTGATGGTGATAAACATGCCAACGTCGCCGACTGATGCGGCGTAACGCTCGATACCGGCGATGGTATTCATCAGCTCCATACGACGAATTTCAGGGTTTGAAATACTCGCCATAACCTTGCTAATCAGGTCGATACGCTCGCCGGTCGCTTTATTCTCGAGCTCGCAGGATTTGAGGTACTCCAGATTAGCCAGGCGGCGCGCGTGAACATCCCTGATTGCTGTTTTGCTGGCATACGGTGAACGGTCTTTATTGACCTCACCGGCAGCAATCAGCAGGGACTCACGCCAGCGCATGCGCTGGGCTTTAAGCTGGCTGACCCACCACTCGTTATTCATCATGCGCGCAATAGCCGAGTAGGCCATACGGATGGTCATCTGACCTTTCCGGTATTTCTTCCAGTACATCGGAGTGATGTTAAGCGCGCGCACCGCGCCAGCGAGGTGGCCGTAAAGATACGATTGAGCATCATCGGTAAACAGCGCCTCTTTGCTCCCGTATGCCTCGGTGTATTCATCGCTAAATTCTTCATACGCCATGAAAATCTGTGCAGATAATCGGGCGGCGAATTTCTTCAGCACTTTGTCATTCATGTCCGGCAGCGTTTCAAATTCATCGCGTTCGGATAAAAGCCGTATCGATTTACTGGTGTCCATCCCGTACACCTGATTAACACGCTCGAGGCGCGGCCAGAGCCGTTCCTCAAATGTTTTTTTCAGGTAAAACAGCCCATGCACAGGACTTTTAGTGCGGCGTATGTAGTTATAACGCGAGGTGAAATGCGAGCGTAGAAAGAACGGCAGACGGTCAATCTTGAATAAAACCGCTTGCACCTGACGGAATTCGGCACGTGTAAGAGGTCTGTCGCGACCAATGGCCGCTTTTGGTTTATTCCATGGGAAAGCGCCGGTGAAGGGCTCACCGGCATTTTTGCGAAATGGTGGTGGTGGCGAAGGGGCGACACGCCCCCGATTCTCAACGGTCATCGTTGCAGAAAGCCACCTGACATTGTTCGGCCACGCGCTCAACCTGAACGGCCAGCGATTCAAATGCGGTTGCGTCGCCGGTCAGGATTGAATGATGCAGTAAACCGGAAACAAGCTGGCTTAATTTCGGATAATAGCCGACAGTATTCAGCCACTCTTTACCCGCATTTTTACCGGTCAGTGCAATTTTCTTTTCACATAAAATAAATTGAAACTGGTCACTGGTGACGACATAGCGGTCGCCGATTTCAATACGAATTGACATTTTTATCCTCTTTATTTTTAAGCAACGAAATACCATCAATACAGCGCTGAACAAAATCAGTAGTCACAGTGACCAGCTCTTCATTTGTGGAAACGTCCCGACAAAAAACAGCGCGCTTAACCAGCAGATTCACCGAGTCAGATATGAGATTTAATTCATTCTGATAAATTGCGATAACAGTCTGTGCGAAACCTTCCGCTTGTTTATCGTGACGCAACTCCGCGAGTTGATAATCTCCGTTCGGTAGTGCGCCGATTGCTAGCCACTTATTAATAATTACAGAACTAACATGGTCATTATCAGGCATTAGAACTCACCTTATTTTTCTAGTGGTTTAGAAAGGGATACCATCATCAAAACCGAATTCGCGACGCTCGGCACGGCGGCGGCGCTGTTGCTCTCGCCAAACGTACTTCACGATTTTGTTGATATCACTCGCCGACAAAGAAACGGCTGTAGCACTGGCTGGCACAAAAGAAGGTTTAGAGGCAAGGTAAAACATATAACCAACTTCGCCGGGTGCAAAATATTCGTCTAAAACTGCTGAAATGATTTTGTTTACATCAACATCAAAAATAAATACTTGCTTTTGTTTTTTAATAAAACGCCAGCAATCAAATACCTCGCAAGTATTGCTTTTATAAATAAGCTCTATTAATTCTTTCATTCCATTCTCCAGATAAAAGAAAGCCCCGCGCAGTTAAGCGCGTTAAATTCACTGCAAAACTAATTAATGTAAATACTGTTCAGGCTTTACCGATGTTAATATCGTTGGTGCGTTTTCAAATAGCGCAATCAATTCACGCAGTGCGCGTAATAGCTTCTCACGCCAATAACATGACGCCTCATCGGTGCGCCAGACGGGCTGATTAAATTCTTTTTCAGTTAAACCGGCATGCATGAAAAGTGCGCGACGCTGGCTGACGGTCATGCGCCCGACAAACGTTGAAGCACTCGCGCCCATCTGGCGGGATTTAGAAAAGGTATTACGCAGCTCGTCAATCGCGTTTATCAGACGCTCGCGATCGGCGTCGTTCATTTCCTCGAGGCGCATATTTGCGTGACGCTGTTTTAACTGAGCATGAAAGCAAATTGTCAGGCGCTCGCGCTCCATCATCTGGTTATAAAAATCACAGGTATCAGACCAGCGAGGCGCGGCCAGATACTTTCCAATCAGACCGCGAAGGGCGGCAGGTTGTTTGTCCACAATGGCAAAAGTCATAACCGTCATAACGATAACCCTCTGGATTTTATGAAGCGTTTAACCATGGAAATAAATCCCGGCTTACCTGTGCGAATGATGATTCCCTTCCGTCCTTTACCATGAGTAATTTTGAACGGCATCGGACGTGGGCTTTCTCTACGAAGTAACTGAGCAATGCAACGAGGTTCATTCATAAGTTTTCCCCTAAGCAACCGCGCGACCATGAGTCGACTTGCTGTAGCTAATACGGTTTTTCCAGTCATGCCACTCGGTCGGAGCGTCTTGCACCAACTGCGCAGCATATTTATCCCACTCAAGACGATTAACCCACAATTCCGCATTACCACCGGGTTTCAAAGGATCCGTCATGTAGAAAGCAGGCAATTTTCCAGACTTAGCCATCTCAGCCACTGCACGAGGGGTTTTACCGATATAGAGTGCAAAACCTTCTTTCGACAAAAGATCTGACGGTTTCTCTGCCAACCTAACTGCATTTCTCTTGCATGGTTCTGGAACAGATAACTCATGTTCAATCCCATCATTTTTTTCTGATCTGACATTCATTTTGCTATCCTTCTTATTGGAGCCGTTACAACTAGAGCTACTTAGAGTCGCTTAGCGTTGCATTACGGATATCAATTCGGATTAAAAATAAGAGATCTGATTCATTATGTCAATTGAGATCAAAGAGAAGTTGAAGCTAATTCGCGAGTCAGAGCGGCTAAAAAAGAAGGAAGTCGCTGAAATGACAGGAATTAACTACGTAACGTATGTTGGATACGAGAATGGAAAATCATCTATTTCTCATGATGCCGTCGTACGACTTTTGAAACACCCACGATTTCGTAAGTACCGCGATTGGTTCATGTTTGATGAGATTGATCCCGAAGCCGGACAGATAGCTCCGGCACTCGCACACTCTGGGCAAGATTTAACAACCTCGCAGCACTCAGGCCAAAAGACTGGTTAACCATTCACCGCGCACATATTTATTACAAAGTTTGTTTACTTGTTAACAAATATGTCGAGCAAAGTAACCACTGGAGACTCAAACCGCAAAAAATAGCGTCAAAGGCACAAAAGAAGAATTTATACACCGCATGGAGAATCTTATGAGCATTAAGAAACTCGATGACGGTCGATATGAAGTGGACGTAAGGCCGCAGGGTGCAGACGGAAAACGCATCAGGCGCAAATTTATCACAAAGGGCGAGGCGCAAGCCTTTGAACGTCATGTACTGGTTAATTTTCACAATAAAGAGTGGATTGAAAAACCAGCAGACCGAAGAAGAATTACCGAACTTTTAGAACGTTGGTGGATATATCACGGCAAGATGCACCCCCGCGGGGATATCGAAAGGGGTCGACTTACAACAATAGCCGCAAAGTTTGAGGAAATGGGTATAACCAGAGCTGATCAACTTACCAAAAAATCGATAACCGATTACCGGGTGTTGATGATGAATGAGGGGTTGAAACCTGCCAGTGTAAACCGACATATGGCAATGATGAGCGGCGTATTCACAAAACTGATTGATGCTGAGGAATACAACTGCCCTAATCCATTCAGGGATATCAAGCGGTTGAAAGAGGCTTCTTTCGAAATGGCTTTTTTGTCAGGCGAGGAAATTGAAGCTCTGTTAGCCCGCCTTGATGGCGACGAGCGCAGCGCCGTTCTAGTTTGTTTGTCAACCGGCGGCAGATGGGGTGAGGTTTCTGACTTAAAAGCCGAACACATCATAAATCAGATGGTTACATTCATGAAAACCAAAAACGGGAAGCGCAGGACAATCCCCCTTTCGCTTGACCTAATAAAGCGAATTAAGAAAAAAAACTCAGGCAGGCTCTTTAACGCCAGTTACTACAAAGTACGTACCGCCTTAAAAGAGGTTAAACCCGATTTACCAGATGGGCAGGCCGTACATGTTTTGAGGCACACATTTGCCACACATTTTATAATGAATGGAGGTAACATAATCACATTGCAGCGCATATTGGGTCATTCAAACATACAGCAAACTATGACCTACGCACATTTCGCGCCGGATTTCCTGCAAGATGCAGTGACACTAAATCCGGTGTCTGGAATGTCCATAATGCGTCCATAA